AGATATGTTGCGGTTTCACGAAATATGTTAATACGTAACGACGGCTTTCTTAACTTTGGAGATTATATCTGGTTGGACGCAGGTAAGAAATCTGGAGTTTATCAAGTGCGAGATGTAATGAATAAAAGGTTTGTGAATCGTGTAGATATTTTAGAAACACCGGGCACTGACCCTTACAAGTATAGCGAAGCTTCTCTGAGAAGAATAAATATTGCTTATAATGATTTTTAATAATAAGTTGTAGTTGGAGAAAAATAATGAGTGAAGTCGATGACGAGTCACTAATTTTTATTAAAGGTTTCTGTTTTGTTTATTACACTTAAGATATGGTTTTTTATTTTTATTGAATATAGTGTATGGCACCTTCAGGGCGAACAGTTATGTAGGTTAAGGCGGGAAAGGCATAGAATCCGATTAGCCAAAGCTAAAGAAGAAAGGTACTTGGAATTACAGAGGGTGCCTTTAATAAATTGGAAAGATATTGTTTTGTTGGATAGAGGGAAGCAACTGATGAAAAAATTTATTGTTTATTTGTTCTTGTTATTTTTGCTTAGTGCTTGTGGTTACACTCAACTACAGTACAAATGGCCTACTAGAGCTGATCAAGTGTCAGGTATATATATTGAAGAAAAGAAGACAACGCATGATTTTTGGTCTTCTCCAACAGTAGGTAATTTTAATATACACCCTTATCGAGTTTATGATAATTATCGAGTTTATGATAATTATCGAGTTTATGATAATTATCGAGTTTATGATAATTATCGTTATCCTTATATCAATTATGGTTATTTTCCTTATAATTCTTCAAATGGAGCTTATCAAATTCATGAGCAGAATCTTAGGATTAATAAATTAACACATGAACTTGATCAATATAAAAGAAGTAGGACTGTGCAAAATGTGCAAAAAGTCTCATCTCCTTCAAGTGTTATAGAAAGAAAGAAACAAAAAGCAGCTTGGAAATCCCGTATAAATCCTCGGCACCGTAAAAAAGTAGCGGCTACGAGAAAAGAGTCAAGGAGAGAAAATAAGTAAAATGCAGAAAGTTTTGTTTATTGATTTAATGAATATGTTTGTGAGATGTTTCTCCAGTATTCGTTTATCAAATGATGATGGGTTGCATGTAGGTGGTGTGTTTGGGACATTAAATAGTTTGCAATCTCAAATAAGAATGCATTCGCCCGATCTCGTTTCTGTGGTTTGGGAAGGAAAAGGATCATCGGAGCGACGTAGAAAGATTTTAAAAGAGTATAAAGAAGGAAGAAAATTTCGTGGGCTGAACCGGCAGTTTGAATATTCTCAAGAAGATGAAAAAGAATCATTTGCTCGACAGTTGCAGTTACTTAAAGAGTGTTTAGATGTTTTACCACTCTATCAACCTGCAGTCCAGTATCTTGAGGCAGATGATCAGATAGCTTATTCTTGTAGACAGTTGTTTAAAAACAATTATGAGAAACTTATAGTTTCTACAGACCGCGATTATTTTCAATTGGTGGATAAAGATACAAGTATTTTTAGACCAGTTAAAACTAAAGAAAATCCAAAAGGTGAAATAATTAATCTTAAATGGATGATGAATAAAGAAGAAGTTTATCCTCCTAATTATGCACTTTTAAAAGCCCTTGTGGGTGATAAGTCGGATAATATAAAAGGCGTCAGTGGCGTTGGTGAAATAACTGTTAAGAGAGATTTTCCGATCTTGGCCGATGGCGAGGTTGATATAGATGGAATATTAGAATATGCAGAAAATAAAGTTGCAGAGAAGAATCAAAAGTATAAAAAGTACATTGAGAACTCTGGTTTAATAGAAAAAAATTATAAATTGGTGCAACTCTTAGATGTCGATGTGAGTTTGCAGTCAATACAGGCATTGGAAAAATGTTATGAAAATAAAGAAATGAAGTTTAATTCATACAAGTTACGCATTAATCTGTTAAACGAGAACATATCGCCCAACAATATTGACAACTGGGTTTCAGTTTTTAATTCGGTTCACCCTGAACCAATAACATTTTAGGAGAAGTACATATGACGCATACAAATGTTGATTCTTTTCAATCATTTGGAACAAACTTTCAGAATTGTGTATTACAAGCAGCATTAATTGATAGAGATTTTTTTGAAAAGATCTTTGAGATTTTAAAGGAAGAATATTTTACATCAGATGCGCATAATACTATTTGGTTGGAGATAAGAAAACTTTTTAATAAGTACAACGCACCTCCAACTTATGATACTTTAAAGACAGAAATATCGCAGTATCCTGAAGGTGAGTTAAAAGAGTCAGCAATTAATGTATTGTTAGATATTGAAACAAAAGTAAATCGTCAAGAGATTGAGTATGCAAAAGATAAGTCGTTAGAGTTTTGTAAGAATCAATCAATGAAGGCGGCAATTCTTAAGTCAGTAGAATTGTTGCAAGAAGGCAAGTTTGAGGAAATACAAAAAACAATTGAAGACAGCTTAAAGATTAGTCATGAGCAGGACATGGGGCATGATTATTTTGATTCTTTTAAATCAAGACAAGAGATTCATGCGCGAGAGACAGTTCCAACAGGATTTCCACTTTTAGATGGAAACTTGGTGTTAGATGGCGGTTTAGCTCACGGAGAGTTAGGCGTGGTGATGGCTCCAACTGGTGGTGGAAAATCATTCTTTCTAGTGAATTTGGGTTATGGCGCATTGGCAGCAGGAAAGAATGTTATTCATTATACATTTGAGTTAAGTGAAACGCATGTTGGTAATCGTTATGATAGCCGTATTACGGGTGTTCCTATTAAAGAGTTGCGCGGCAGGATGGTAGAAGCAGAAAATAAGTTAGCGCGGTTTAATGGAGGTCAGTTGTTTATTAAAGAATATCCACCGAAGGTTGCAACCATTAACACAATTAAGTTTCATATGGGTAGATTGTTATCCAGTGGGTTTAAGCCTGATTTAATCATTATTGATTATGGTGATTTGATGAGAAGCCGGCGTGGATATGATCAAAAACGATTTGAGTTAGAAAGTATCTTTGAAGACCTGCGAGCTTTATCAATGGAAACAAAGTCGCCAATTTGGACAGCTACTCAGTCTAATAGAGAAGGTTTTAATGATGATGTTATTACAATTGATAAAATCGGTGAGTCGATTAACAAAGCCTTAGTAGCAGATTTCTTTGGGACATTTTCACAGAGAAAGTTTCACATTGGTAAAAACCGTATGGGCCAAGCAAATGTTAATTACAACATTGAAATGAATCCAGCTTGTAGTCTTATTGAATTGAATGATAATACGTTGCCCGGTGGAATTTCTATGGGTGATAAGGTAAATAAGATGCTGGAACAAAACACGACAGTGCAGGGATTTTATAGACAAGTTAAAGATGAGAGAGTAGAGTAATAAAAATGGAAAGGTTGACGATTGCGAGAACTAGAAGATGGGGAAATTCTTCTATTCAAATTAACAATGTGTATTCTGCACTTAGAAGTAAAGTAAGAATGGATGATGTCATTCGTATGGCTAATGATATGATAGCTAAAGAACAACCAATAACGAATGAAGAAATTGAATATGAAGTTTTATGTTCGCGAGATAATGGAACTACAGAATTTATTCATAGAGTAGAGAAAAAGGGCAAGCGAAGTATCTAATGCCACTGTACGAATATAGATGTGGCAGCTGTACGTTTTCTTTAGAAGTTGAAAAAAGTATAAAAGAATACGACCGCAGTCAAAAGTATTATTGCCCTGATTGTGATATAGCATTAGATAGAATTTTAACAGCAGCATCTATTCATTTTGGTGCAGGGTTTTTTAAGGATGGATATGAAAGTGCGAAGAATGTAAAGAAATCAACTTCAGATGACGGAGAATAGTATTGGATATTTCACAGAAAATTTTATCAGAGCTTACAGTTTATATGAAGTATGCGCGTTATCTTTCTACTCAAGAGCGCCGCGAAACTTGGGAGGAAATGATTATAAGAAATAAGAATATGCATATAGAAAATTTTCCGCAACTGAGTAAAGAAATAGAAAGTGCATATGAGTTAGTTTATGATAAGAAGGTTTTACCTTCGATGAGATCTTTGCAGTTTGCAGGCGCTGCTATAAAACAAACACCTTCACGCATTTATAATTGTGCATATCTTCCTATAGATGACTATAGATCATTTAGTGAAATAATGTTTTTGTTGTTGGGTGGCACGGGCGTAGGATATTCTGTTCAACGTCATCATGTAGAGAACTTACCTTCTATTACAAAACCTACTAAGAGGCGTCGTTATTTAGTTGGTGATAGCATCGAAGGTTGGGCTGATTGTATTAAGATGTTAATGAAGGCTTATTTTTGTGGTCGGCCTGAACCTGAGTTTGATTTTACTGGCATTCGCCCGAAGGGCGCGCTGCTGATTACTAGCGGCGGCAAAGCGCCTGGTGCTGAGCCGTTGAAAGATTGCGTGCATAACGTAAAGAGAATTTTAGATAGGAAAGAGAATGGTGAACAACTTTCTACTTTGGAAGTACATGATATCGTTTGTTGGATCGCAGACGCTGTTTTATCTGGGGGCATCCGCAGGTCTGCTACTATTAGTTTGTTTTCCATTGATGATCAAGAAATGCTTCAATGCAAGTTTGGCGATTGGTGGGAAACAGAACCCCAAAGAGCAAGAGCAAACAACTCTGCTGTAGTAGTAAGACACAGAGTAAGAAAGAAGGATTTCTTTGCTATTTGGGAAAAGGTAAAAGAAAGTGGTGCGGGAGAACCTGGAGTATACTTTACAAATGATTCTGAATGGGGCACTAACCCTTGTGCTGAAATTGCATTAAGGCCATTTCAATTTTGTAATTTGTGTGAAATAAATGTAAGTGATGTAGAAACACAACAAGATCTTAATGACAGAGTAGTTGCTGCAACTCTTATCGGTACTCTTCAAACGGCGTATACAAACTTTCATTACTTAAGAGATGTATGGCGCCGGACTACAGAAAAAGATGCATTGCTTGGCGTAGGTATGACAGGAATTGGCAGTGGAAAAGTTCAACGATTAGATTTAGAAGCAGCTTCGCAACTGGCCGTAGAAACAAATAAATATTATGCTAAAGAAATTGGTGTTAATGCAGCTGCACGAATAACTACTGTGAAGCCTAGCGGCACTACTTCCTGTGTATTAGGTACTGCGAGTGGTGTTCATGCATGGCACAATGATTATTATATTCGTCGTATTCGCGTCGGAAAGAATGAAGCTATATATACATATCTTACTATTCGGCATCCTGAATTGGTAGAAGATGATTTCTTTAAACCGGAGACGCAAGCAGTTATATCTATTCCGCAGCGCGCCCCTGCAGATGGTATTTTGCGGCATGAAACTTCTATAGAGTTGTTAGAGAGAGTAAGAGACATTTATAATAGATGGATTGTACCTGGACATATTCAGGGAAATAATACGCATAATGTGTCATGCACTGTTTCGGTAAGAGAAGAAGAGTGGGAAAAGGTGGGCAAGTGGATGTGGGAAAACAGAGAGTATTATAATGGAATTACTGTGTTGCCTTATTTTGGCGGAAGCTATAAGCAAGCTCCATTTGAAGATATAGATAAAGAAACTTTTGAGGGAATGATTATTAATCTTAAGGAAGTAGATTTATCTAATGTGGTTGAAATAGTAGATAATACTAATCTAACTGGTGAACTTGCATGTGCTGGTGGCGCGTGTGAGTTACAGCTTACTTAAAAAGAAAGGTGAGAATGGCTAATCGAACGCGTAACATTCTCAATGCATTAGCAAGAGATGACTCACAAGATGAGCAGACTGAACAATATAGTGAAGAGTCAAAGGCTGTGATTGATTATTATGAGAAGGAAAAAGAAAAAAGCGACGCTCAAAAAACACATGAGAGGTATAGAAATAATCAAAAGAAGCATGAGTCAGCTATGGACATAACTGAGTTAATAAGGCCGGCAAAAAAAATGGAACCTAAACCTGGCACTTATTTTTATGGCCCTCTCAAAAAACTGGCCGAAGAATTTGGTGACATTAAGACAATGACTTATTATATGACAATAGGTCAGCTTACAAAGTATGAAGAAAAAAATAATAAGCTTTATCGTATAAGAACTGGTGAGCTTGCATATGATGAGATAACCAAAGAGTGCTTTGAGTAGAATAAGTTTTAAAAAGTTATTTGTAGAAACAACTAAGTTAGTCGCCCAAAGATCTTCGTGTGTAAAGGCCCAGCAAGCAGCTCTTTTAATCAAAGATAATAGAATTATTTCTTTTGGTTATAATGGGCCGCCCGCCGGGACTTTTAATTGCAGCGACGCTGGCGGCGAAGAAGTTTGCGGAAAAGATAGTAATGGCTCTTGTTTTCTTGGCATCCACGCCGAGCAAAATGCTATTGGCTATGCAGCAAGAAATGGTATAGATACTGAGGGTTGTATAATTTACTGCACGGAGACACCTTGTATTTCTTGTGCAAAATTAATTGTAGCTTCTGGTATTAAAGAATTTCATTACATAGATGAATATCGTTTAGATGATGGGTTAAAGTTTTTAGAATATTGTGAGATTCCGACATGGAAGATAGAGATGCCATAGTAGAGGTAGCAAAATCCGGGGGGACTTAATTTTTTGAGTTTGAAAAAAACCTTGACAAACCGAGCCCAATTAGTTATATTTAAAGTAGGAATTAGAGTAATGAAATTAAGGAGAATTAATGAGTAAGAAGATAGAAACTTTTTCGCATTTGCATCTCCACACATCACAAGGCTCATTTTTGGATGCTGTTGGCAAGAGCGAAGAGTATATGCAACGAGCCGTGGAGCTTAATCAATCTTGTGTGGCTGTAACAGAGCATGGTAGTATGGCTTCTGCCTACGAGTTCCAGACCCAAGGTGATAAGTATGGAATTAAAACAATCATTGGCAACGAAA